CTAGTTCATATGATATGGGATACCATATTTCGTCAGTTTCGCAACTTAGCGGCCTACCTGGCTTTGCAACCGCTATGGCGATCCAACGACGCATCGGTTCTGCTGATGACACAGGCTATCGTACTCCTCTCTTTGGCGATACTGATCCTCTCGCTGTTGCAAGCAAGTGGAAACGTCTAAAGGTATCTAAGCTGTTTGTCGATTTGGAAAAGACTGAATCTGCAAAGATTGGTCCGTACTTTAATCGGCCATTTGATGAGTGGTCTGATAAATTGGGAACTTATTACGACCACGAATTTCTGGATTACAGTGACCTCTGGTGGGAGCGCGACCCTGAAATGCAGACCGCCTTGAACGAGGAGGTTACCGCGCTAAGAAAGATCGTAAAACGCAAACTCCGCCCTCTAAGTATACGAGAAGGGTTTAGGATTAGTCGTAAAGGTACCAACCTTGGATTTCCGTATGTAACGAGCACATGGTCGGAAGAAGTGATAGGGCACTATCTGAGGCGTGCTGAGCGGCTAATCAGCGGGAAGGACACCCATTTGTATCCATTTATCATGTTCAAAAGGACTCAACCTGGCGGACCGGATAGGGAAGATGCGAAACAGAGACCAGTTTGGGGCGCAGACCATGCTGAATCTTTTGCGGGTGTTTGTGTACTTCAACCCTTATTGCAGACAATGGCCAGAAGCGAGGAGTTCTCACACCTCCTAGGTATTGATCAGTTGGAGTTGGTTCTAAAAGGTGTTCTGCCACAAGTGAAATGGAAGTTCAGTCTTGATCTGGAAAGAGCTGACTCCACCGTGGGACCAAAATGGCTTCGACTAGGTCTTTGGATATTGTCGCAATTAGTAGAACTCGACGACAATTACCTTCGTCAGGTATTCTACTATTATTCAGAAGGTGACTTGCTAACACCTGTTGGTATATATGAGGGAGTTCACGGATTGCCCAGTGGAGTAGCGTTCACTAATATCCTCGAGATCTTTGTATTTCGTGTGATGGCACGAGTAGCATTCAATAGAATGGGCATCTCTTATACACACCTATTTCAAAACGGTGATGATGGCCTCTATTTGACACAAGGGGAGTATTCGCCTTCAGAGCTTGCTGAGATTTACCAGGAATATGGGCTCATTTTAAACTCCAAGAAGAGCATGATGTCGACTGACGAGGCATCTTATTTGCAACGACACTTCAAGGAGGGGCACTATTACTCAGCGGTGATGTCGACAAACCGAATGCTTGGACGTATTCTCTTCTCTGAAAGGGGCGTCGATGTTGCGAAAGTGGGCATGAGCGTTAAGGACTATTGGACGCTTAATACAATCATGAAACTGGAAAATTGTAAGCGGCATCCTGACTTCCATAAGTTCATCGACTTTATTAGAGCAGGGGACGAAAGTGGCCTGGATCCACGCCCAGTGATGGGCCGAGACCCTGCAGACGCAGAAGGTTATTCTCCATTTGGTGAGAGCGTCTATGGTAACACTGGTCTACTACAATTCGATACCGTCAAGTATCTGATCGGAGGTGACCGCAGATATAGGGCCCGCCGCCAGCTGGAATCTGGAACCGGAAC